GAATATAGTTCGTGCAGCGTTTATAGAATCAACAACAGGAACTCTCGGTAAAATGTTTGTTTTAAACCCTGCTGCTCTTACTATGTCATTAATAGAACGGCCATTAGACGCAATGTTTTTACTTTCGGCATCGTGTGGTAGGTGTAGTGTATCGTATAAGTAACCTAGTTTTTGCATTTCCTGCAAATAATGAGTAATAGTCTTTTGCGTATCTTGCATATAATTAATAAGTCTTGTTTCCATGCCTATAAATTGCACAAACCATATAGCTGTGTGATCTGCCCAACCTAAATCGAATACAGCGTGAACAGGTTTGGTGGCATCGTATGGCACTCTTGTGATTCTGCCTGATAGCTCCGCCATATTCATCTCATTAGCAAATATAGCGCCATCAACGGTAAGTCGGCATAAGCCTTCCCATACATTATTGTAAGCCTGTAAATCTCTACCCTTTAGCGCATCCTTTTCCAAGCGTAACGTTTCAGGAAACCAAGGGTTGTCGTTCCAATTAATTCTTTGCACTACGGAATGTTCAGGCGGGCTAACCACAAACCTTTGATATGTTTCGTCTGTTTCTAATTCAGGGTTAAACGTTATCCATATCTCTGACAGTTCTTTACGAATAGTTGGTATTAATACATTCCAGCTAGTCTTTGACACAGTTTGGGCTTCTTCTACCCATGCAATATCTATACCTTCAAACGATTTAACGTTGGCTATGTTGTTTTTTAAGCCTACAAAAGCAAACTCTGTGCCGTTTAATCCTCTAATAGAGTTTTGAGTTATCTCATAAAACCCACCTAAACCCATGTCATCTATTTGATCGGATAACAATTTATGCACCGAGTCTTTAATAGATGTCATAAACTCTCTAGCGCATAATACTCTGATTGGGCTTCTAGCGCCTTTAATCAATAAAGCTCTTGCGACACCCCATGACTTTGCACCGCCTCGGCCACCATATAATATTCTATAGCGTGATTCTTTAGGTTCAAATAAACATTCTAGTTTTTGTGGAAACTGAACCCTGGCTATTGCATCTTTAAGTTGTTGTTGATCCATCTGACTTTACGAAGGTGACTTGTATGCCTTCAAGTGGCGTGCCGTCAATATTACCAAATTTAGTGGTATTAGTTTCACCCCAGCCCATTTGAGCTTTAGTCCACCATATTGCAGCAGTAGTGTCACCTGATACAGCTTTGTTATATAAAGATTTAGCCACTTGAGCCGATGCAGTTGCTTTGCCTACCGCTAGCTCTTTCTCATAATGCTTGCGTAGCGTCACATCGGATATGCCAAGTAATGCAGCTATTTGCAGTTGAGGCAATCCTAGCCCTGAAGCACTTAATACTTGTTCTTTAGTCTTGTCTGTAGGTATATGTTCTAGCATCTTTTTATTGACCCAAAGTGTTTAAAAGTAAGCGTTGTAAATCAATCACTTAATAACTCTGCTTTCTTACCTGTGAAATCTTCCCATCTCTTGACTATTACGTCACAATATTTGGGATCAAGTTCCATTAATCTTGCTCTTCTTCCTATCTTTTCACAAGCAATCATAGTTGTTCCTGTTCCTCCAAAGCAATCACCTACAATAGCACCATTTGTTGTAAATGATGTTATAGCCCATTCGGGCAGATCAATTGGAAAGGTTGCTGCATGAACTTTAGAAAATTCATTGTTTCTATTAGGTGCGCCATCATATACATTCTTAATTGTGCCCCTAAATTGTGCAGAAGGTATTGCTCGTGACGGATTTTCTTGTGGTGATAGGAATATCATGTATTCAAAACATGAATTCATAACCTTTTCTGCCATTGCCGGTGCTGCGTGTCCTTTGTTCCAAATAGCCATGTCAATAAAGTTATTCTTGTATTGATTAAGATATTCTAAAACTGCAACTTTGTTTCCTGCTAATTGTTGGATATTAATAACCATACACTTGGTAAAATGTAACCAAGCATTAGTAAATCCACATAAAAGATCATAATAATCGTGTTTAGACTTATTGTCTTGATACATTCCATATTTGTTATCTGTTGTATGTGTGTTTCCTGATAACTTTTCAGAATCGCCAGCATTATATGGAGGACTTGTAAATAAGAAATCTATTTCATCGCCTTCCAATAACATTTCTACTGCTTCAATATCTGTAGAATCAGCGCACATTAATCTATGATTGCCTAATTGATATATATCACCTGGTTTTGTTATAGGTTCTACAGGAATTTCAGGAATTTCATTTTCATCCGTCAATCCTTCTGTTTCTTCTAAAACATTTAATAATCCATCTAACTCTTCTGAACTAAATCCTGTTAAATCAAGATTAAAATCTAAATCTTTCAAATCTTGTAATTCTATTGCTAATAAATTTGTATCCCAATCAGAGTTTAGCGCTAGTTTATTGTCCGCAATAATTAATGCTTTGCGTTGTTCTTTAGATAAATGTGCTAACTCAATGACAGGGACTTCAGTCATGTTTAACTTTTTAGCCGCCATAATGCGACCATGGCCTGCAATAATTCCATTATCACCATCAACTAATATAGGATTAGTCCATCCAAACTCTTTAATCGAAGCCGCTATTTGCGTTACTTGATCGTCTGAATGCTTCCTAGAGTTGTTAATATACGGAATTAGCTCCGATAACTGACGTTTTTCAATCTGCATTTGCAGCAGGCTCGTCTGTCTTAACTTCCTCTTTAGCTTTAACCGCTTCTTGCTCGGCTGCTATTTGTGGAATAGCTTGAGTCTTAATCTTTACTACGATTTGCTCTGCTACTTCCATTGGAAGTTTATATAGACCTGCTACTACTAATTCTGCTTCTTTGATTTCAAGTTCCAACTTAATGGCCATGATATGCTCCTTAATTAATTAATAAATTACTTTCTTGGTTTTTTTGCTGTCTTTGCAGCTTGCTTAAATGCTTTAGCTGTCGGAGCGCCTGGTGATCCTGGCTTTCTCATAGTTTCTTTGCTTCCTTGCTTGATTCTTTCTTGTTTTGCGTGAATATTTGCATAAAGTCCAGGTTTAGCTGCCATCTTCTTGCTCCTCAATAAATGCTACATCTTGCCATGACATAAGTAAGAACTTCTCACCGTTATCCATGACAGGTTGAAATTTAAGATATTCGTCTTTACCCATAACGCCAAATCTAATTCGGTCACCTACAGATACAGGCATAATATCATATTTGCCTTCTTTAATCTTTTTACCAGGCCCAACCGCTACTACTTCGCCTGTATTGTATTCCTCATGGTATATAAAGCCAGGTATAGCTGACTTTGCTTCACGCTCAATAGGTCTTACTAAAATCTTGTCTGCAAAGGGTCTAATCATTTCTTAATCCTTTTAGGTTTGTTTTCAATTTGAATAGGTTTGGATTCTAATAAATTACTAGTAATGGGTTCAGGCACTACTTCGTCTTTAGTTCTTGCTACATTAGCAAAAAGGAATTCACCGCACCATTCGCTAGGTGATTTAGTAAGTGATTGTGGGTATCTGTGACAAGCGCCAAGTTTTCCGCCTGTAATAAAGAATTTACAAGACAAACAACTATCTGTAGAATTTGATGTAGCCACTTAATAAACCTCCATTATTACTTGGTTAGAATTCCCAATCAGCCTAAGACTGGTTGGGTTTTCGTTTAATTACCTTATTTAGCGTAAGTATTTCTTTTGTGATCGTAGCAAACTTTTTCTGAGCTACCACCTTTGAATAGCTTATCAGCACCAACAGCGTCTTTCATACCCATACCAACGCCACCTTTTACTGATTCTTTTCTTTCACCTGTTTTATCAGAAGCTAAAACGCCTTTAGGCATTTTCTCACCTGATGCACCTGGTGTATATTTTTCTTTATCTTTCATACCCATGATATGTTCCTTATTTTAATCTTAAATTTAGCTAAATTTTCACAAGCTATTTAGACTCGTGAGCTTTTATTTTAGCAGAAAAATGAGCCTTGAGTAGCTTTATTTCTTCTATACCAATTTTTATTGTGTCGTTATCAGATTCGAGTGTTTCAACAGCGTGTATTCCAATTTTTCTAATAAGTCCGAGTCTGTATCGGATGAGATTACCAGATAAATGGGTGTTACAGGCCGAGCATTGTCGGTGACAGTTAAGCTCGTTAAATCGAAGGTGTCCTGCACTTCCAATGCTTCTGTAATGGCCTGCATGATATGAGAAGGCACTCTTTGACCCACAACTAATACAACCGTCAT